AACTCAAAGAAAAAGCTCCCAGTATAGGGGGCTTTAATGGTATGTTTAGAGTACCATCTGGTTATGAGAAACCTGTTTTAGTATCTGGTACTGATGGTGTTGGTACTAAGGTTAATATTGCACGAATTGCTAATGACTATAAGACCATTGGTCAAGATCTGGTTGCAATGTGCGTCAATGATGTAATCTGTAGTGGCGCTAAACCATTATATTTTTTAGATTATGTTTCTACTAAGAAGATTGATGATAATGTTGCAGACATTATGGTGGGTATTCTTAGAGGATGTGAGATATCAGAGATGGAACTCCTTGGTGGAGAGACTGCAGAACATTTTAGACAGAATGACTATGATCTTGCTGGTTTCTGTACAGGTATTGTAGAGGAGAATGAGATAGTAGATGGTAAGATTATTAAGCCAGGTGATCAGATAATTGGGTTAGCAAGTAGTGGATTGCATAGTAATGGATATACATTGATCAATGATATGTTATGGAGACATAAGATATATTGGAAAGATACTCCTGAGTTACTTACTCCTACTACAATCTATTGGCCTGAGATCAAAGAGTTGTTGGATGAATATCCTATTCTTGGTATGGCACATATTACTGGTGGTGGAATAGAAGAGAATTTATCAAGATGTTTGCCAGAAGGACTTAAGATACGTGTTGATTACAACTCATGGCCTTTACCTTCGATCTTTAGTAAGGTACAATTGGCAGGTGAGATACCAGAAGAAGAGATGAAGAGAGTATTTAATCTTGGTATTGGATTCTGTCTGGTAGTTCCTCCAGAGATTGATATACATACTACAATTCCTTCATGGGTTATTGGAGAAGTTTATGAGTAAACCAGTGCCAGGATCTTACATAGACACTCAGGGAATGGGTGCTCCTGCTGATCCTAATTACAAAGGTCCAACAGAACCAGTAGAATATAAACCTGCTATTGTTACTCCAAGAAGACTGTTCACTGAGACATATGCTAAGGAGATGAAGATCCTTATCAATGAAGTGTTAGATGAACGTGAGCATAAGAAGAGATTAGCAGGAGCATATGATGATGTTAAACCATTACCACCATCATACTTTGATACTGTACATTTCAAACATTATGTTGGTGAAGATGAACCACCTTATGTGGATTGGAGTCAATGAGTGAACATGTAGAGGCAGGTGTACATGAAGATGAAGAGTTAGATGAACATGGGTTTACTAAAAGAAAATCCATTAGTGATAGAGAGTGTATCTATAGATGTTTACATAATTGTATAAATCTTGCAGGACTTGATAAAAATCAGGTTGAGAGATTGGTAAAACAATTCGAGACCATGAGCGATGATGTATCTATTGAATCGGAGTATCCGCCATTATGAGAACCCAACGTAAAGAAAACTATTACTACGTTTTCTGGACAGTGGCAATGATTGCATTTATAGTGCCACAAGTCTTTACGGCTTATGCATACATGAATATCAAATCTCTCCTTGAGAAACCAATACAGGTGGAGTACGTAGAATGAGACTTGGAGTAATGTGCTCTGGAAACGGAAGCAACTTTGAAAACATAGTCCATTCCTGTCCTGACCATGAGGTTGCAATCATGGTTTATAATAAAAAGAAAGCAAAGGCAAAGAAGAGAGCAGATAGATTAAATATAAATTCCTGTTATAGTAAGGATGAGGATGAGATCATTGCACTCTTTAATGCATATAATGTAGACTTGATAGTAATGGCAGGATGGATGAGGATAGTCTCTAAGAAATTTGTTGAGGCATTTCCTGGCCGTATAATAAATCTACATCCATCATTACTCCCTAAGTACAAGGGATTACATGCAGTTGAACAAGCAATTGAAGCAGGTGAAGATGAGACTGGATGTACTGTCCATTTCGTGACAGAAGAGTTAGATTCTGGTACAATAATCAAACAACAGAACGTTCCTATTCTGCCTGGAGATACTGTTGAGACTGTCACCAGAGCAATTCAACAGGCAGAACATCAATTATTGCCACTTGTTATTAACGCATTTTAATGTACGAACTGAAAGATTATCTCAATTCAATTAATTTCACTAAGGAAGATCTGATGTCATCAGAGGATCCTACTTGGGAAAAAAAGTATCCTGCTTTTATTGTAAACAAGTGCCTGTCTGGATTTATAGATACAATTATGTTCTCAAATGAGATGAACAGGTATCCAAATCTACCCTCCAAATTACAGTATGACTTTTTTCTAAATAGTCTCAGGAAAAAGAAGAGATTTTCTCCCTGGCTCCGAAAGGAAAAGATTAAAGACCTTGATGCCGTTAAATCATACTATGGTTATAGTAATGAAAAAGCGATGCAAGCTTTGAAAATCTTGAATAAAACTCAAATCGATTACATTAAAAAGAAACTTGAAGTTGGAGGTACAAGATGAACTCTGCAGAGCCTGAAGTAGATTGGTCAGCAGATCAGATGATTGAAGTTACATTAAATGAACCAGATGATTTCCTTAAGGTAAGAGAAACTCTAACAAGAATTGGTGTAGCATCAAGAAAAGAAAAGAAGATATATCAATCCTGTCATATACTGCACAAGCAGGGTAGATATTTTATCGTTCATTTCAAAGAATTGTTTGCATTGGATGGTAAGCATGCTAATCTTACTATCAATGATGTACAACGTAGGAATAGAATCATTAACCTACTTTCCGATTGGGGATTGATTTCTATTCTAAGACCAGAATCAATTTCTGATGTTGCACCATTAAATCAAATTAAAGTTCTTTCTTATAAGGACAAAGGTGATTGGACTCTTGAGACCAAATATAATATTGGTAAGAAAAAGAAAGCTGTTCAAACATCGCATAGCTCCTTTATTCAATCAAAGTGAGACGGACGGATATCTATCCAGTTTCCATCTTTCAATCCTCTGTTACAAATAACAGGAGATTGAAGGAGCTTATGGTTCCTATCATAGAGGATGCAAAAGGACATGAGGATAATCAAGCACCAGATGTTTGGTTTACTGATAACCTAAAGACATCTTGGGATAATAAACACCCATGCAATAATATGTTGTTTGGGGATAATAATACTGGCAATGAAGTTATGAGTGCATACTTTGATGTACTTAAAACATTTCCAATATTAGATACGTGTAGATTAGAAATCGCCTGGATATGGTGGAATTATTATTCCAATGGCGAGTATCAAGATGCACATAATCATCTATCTCATATATTAAATCCCATTCATTATTCTTGTGTTCACTTTCTATCCTACGATCCTTCCATCCATGCTCCCTTATTATTTTCGGATCCTATATATCCCTTACGCACACAGACTTTAGAGTTTGGTAGCAAGGGATATAATGATACCTTTGCAATGGATGTGGAGGAAGGTGATGTATTATTGTTTCCATGTTATCTGCAACATGAGGTTAGACCATCTAAACCTACTCCAGAGTATCCAAGGATTACGGTTTCTTGGAACATTAAGATAACAGATTCAGAACTTATGCCTCATGATTGGTAAGAACCGTACTGTTTTAATCGGTTTACAACACTGACTATTACTGTGATTTGTGGTTAAATAATAGTGGACGCTTCGGGTCCACAAAACACAAACTCGCTTAACAAGGAGCTAATAAGATGAACGCACTACAGCGCTATCATGCTGCCAATCTTCCAGAATTGATGGAGAAGATTAATAGAAACAGCATTGGATTGGAGGACTACTTCGATCATTTCTTTAATAATGTACAGACCACTAATTATCCACCATATAACATTGTTACAATTAACAATGTGGAATCGAGATTAGAGATTGCCCTTGCAGGATTCAAGAAGAAAGAGGTAAAAGTCTATACTCAATACGGTAAACTTATCGTAGAAGGTAGTAAAGAAGACAAGGATGAATCCGATTATGCACATAAGGGACTTGCTCAGAGGAGCTTTACGAGAGAGTGGACTTTATCAGACGACGTAGAGGTAAGGAAGGTGTCCTTCGAGGATGGACTCCTCTCAGTCGAACTGGGTAAAGTTGTTCCCGAACACCATGCTCGTAAGGACTTCCTCTGATATCGAGAGGAAGTGCTATTGTAAAGGGGGCTTGACGGCCTCCTTTTTTTATGCCATAATATATTTGTCTGACGAGACATAGGGAGTGACTGAATAATCTTTCTGGCAAATGCTGGATAAGGTGATGAGACACAGGTGGTGCTGCTTCTTCGGAAGA